TCATTGTCAGCAGGAACAAACTGCGGTCTGCCTGCTCCAGCCCTAGCTCCACCGTTTTTAGATCGCCCATCCTTTTTTACTTCTGGTTTTTCAATTTTCATGGCTGTCATTTAAGTTTATATCTATCTCGGCATGGAGCGCAGCATCCTTCGATTAATCTTCCACTCCACTCCCCGCAAAGGTCACAGTCACCGGGCTGGCCCTTCTTCATATCCTTTCTAGCCGCTCTCAATGTAGCATTAATATCCGCTTGCACCTGATCGTTTGCTAGATCAACCTCGTCCATCGCCCATCCTCTGTCTGTAACAAAATACCTTGCACTTACAAACACCCTCATCCGTTGCTTGATTCTCGCCCCACTTTCTTATTCTAGCAATCAATTCCTTTCGTGCTTCTTTGCATCGTTCCTTAAATATTAATCTTTCTCGGCAGTTGCGGCAATTGAATTGGTATAGACCAGAGCCGGGATTCTGCTTTGCTGTCTCGCACTCAGGACAAATCAACGCTTAGTTATTGCTTGTTTGGAGCGTGGTGGTCGGAGTCGCGCCGCCCAGTGCTGAAGGGTATCCAGCATCCTGCTCTTTACCACGCATTGTTCTTTTTGGATATGGTTTTGCAAGCCGCGCTATTTGTTCGCGCATTGCAGCATCAAGAGGCATTAAATACCTATGCTTTCCAGTTGCAACCTTTTTAGGCAAATTATTTTGATTTACACCAGCATCATCTACAGTCTTTTTGTGCGACCATTTACCCTTGTAAAAAATTTTAATTGCTTTGCCACTTGGCCCTGTATAAATCCAGTTACAGGCTTGGTATATTCCTCCATGATGCCCTTGCTCTGGGTCTGCATAAGATACAACCAATTGCAATCTAGGCTGTGCTTTTTTGAGAAACTTTACAGCAATAGTCATAATTTTGCTAACTGGCGCAATGTGCTTAGTTAATGCAATTCTTACCAACTCGCAACCATCATCTTGCTCTAATCCAAATGGTTTAAGCATATTATTATTTGCCCCACGTCCAAAGATTACAACTCCAATAAACTTTTCATTCTCCCAAGCACCAACTTTGGCAAGTTTTCCAACTGGCAAGCATTTGCTGTAATGCCAATTTAAACAAGCATATTTAGCTGCTTCATGAGATGCCCAATCAATTTTCAAATTAGACTTCACGAAGATCGAACTCTTTTCCGCAGTTGGGACAAGCAACCCACTTTGGGTCAAGTTGATCTAATTGCCCTTGTTCTTCTTCTGTTGCCGCTTCAAAATTTGGCTGCTTTAATGAAACAATCTCATCGACGGTAAATCCCGTCAAGTCCATATTGACCCCGAATTCTGTCAGTTCGGTTAACTCTAAGGCTAGTAACTCTTCGTCCCATCCAGCGTTCATAGCGATTTTATTATCTGCGATTATGTAAGCCCTCCTTTGCGTCGATGAGAGGTGATTAAGCCTTATACATGGGATGCTATCCAATTCAAGTTTCCGCGCAGCCAGCACCCTCCCGTGGCCTGCTATGATGCTCGACTGCTTATCTATTAGAACGGGATTGTTAAAACCGAACTCCCTAATACTTGCCGCGATCTGAGCGACCTGTTTGTCTGAATGGGTGCGAGCGTTGTTTGCGTAAGGGATTAATTTTTCTATTGCTATTTGCTCAACTAACATTCGGCTGTCTCTCTTTATAATATATATATGACCAGATGCTTTTACGACCCAATATCCGGTTAGACTTTATCGCTACTCGAGTGACATATCTTTGCTTGAGCAGATAGCAGAGTGCCATTGAGATTTCGCAGGTCTTTAGATCGCACCGCCCATCTATTTCAGCTAACGTGAACTCGCCTACCTGATCCTTCAAAATCTCGCGTAATGTTGAGACTGCTCGTGCCATACCACCTCCTGATGAATATCATAATTATACCAGACTATGATATTTATTTGCGGACATTCAACTCAAAAATAAATCACGATAGCCGGGCTATCAAGATTCTCAGGCAATCATTATCGCTATGATACATAGTGCGCATCCTATAGCTGAGATCAGTGCGACTTTTATGCACAATGCGATCATCCTGTCATCGTCGTGCCATTTGGATGATCTGTAACCATCGCGGACGAATGATTTAGCGTTCAAATATGGCATCCCTCCGTCATAATAATGATTGCGCTCTTCGGCTTCCTTCATTGTTCGTGCAGTCAGTGGATAGATCATTTTAATACTCTCCTTTTTTAGATGATTGCCCGTGGCGTGGATCGTCAAGGTACTGATCTAACTCCTCTACGCTCAGACCTTGATTCTGTTCGCGCTCACGATTGTAATATTCCTCGTCCTCCCGATCTCGCAAAATGGACTGATATGATGCCAGCATCTTGGCGCGGGTGTCATCGTCAGCCCGCCAGAAATTCATCACTGCCAGAGCTACGATGTGCTGATACTCGTCATCTTGAGCTTTTAATATTTGGTTGATGTCCATTTTCAATCCTCCAGTAAGGTCATGATTTCATTGTAGGTTTTGTAAGTTTCCTCGTCGAAAGCCGACAAAGCATATAAAGCAGCATTCATAGCAGCCATAGCAGCCATAGCAGCATTCCTAGCAGCCCCCAGCTCATTCACCAAATCTTCTCTTGTACTCATTATAATTACCCTCTGTTTAGCGGAAAGTTCAATGGCGCGTTCAAATGGTGTCATATCATCTCCTAAATTGTAGAAAGAATTGCAATTAAAAATCCGGCTGCTGCTCCAGCTCCAACGTACTTTATCCAGTCCATTAACTTACTCATACTTCCTCCTCGTTACCTTCTTCCTCGAAATGATCTTCCAGTTCGCGCCAGTTTATGTCCGTATCTATAAAATCTGATAACCAAGCGTTATTCGATGCTAATTCTGATACTGCTTCCTCGAATGTTTCACGAGCCATTTGCACTTGCTCCCTGCTCTCTGGCTCTAACCATACATTAATCAGCCAAGTCGCTCTGTTCGTCCATCCGTTGTAATCGCTCATACTATCTCTCCTGTAGTTACGAAATATCCACGTTTAAGAACCTCAATGGCTCGCTCGTGATGTGATGGTGTCATGTGGATTGTCGATTGCCCGCCTTTTGCCCATATATCGGCGCGGGTTATATCGGTTATAAACCAGCCACTTGATCGGCATTCGAGCGTGACCTGCGTACCAATGCGAGTGTATTTGTACGCGCTTTTCACTGAATAGCCGCTCTCAACTATTATTTTTATTCCGACAGCGTGCTTTTTGCCATCGACGAGATTCTCTGCGCGGCTGATCTGACTGTTGCAATCCGCAACCATGTCTGTGAACTTATTGTAAGTGTGGCTGGCGGCGATTCCATTCACCTCGTCAAGAATTGCGTTGATTTTGTCTGCGTTTTTTACATCAAATTTGATTGGCTTCATTTTGTATTCTCCTTAGAACCCCCCCGTAGGGGGAGGGTTGTTTAGTCAGTTAATAAAACAAAGACGCTGCTTCTCATTACAAACGCCTCGGCGGGTGTGGTTGAGTACGCATGGAACTCGCGCACCATAATGTGAGACTTGCGGTTTTCACAAACACTCTCTATAAAATAAACCGCATCATTTTTAGGATTGATCTTAAAAAACTCACCAATCTTTACGTCTTTAAGTTTGCATCGTGTCATTTGTATCTCCTATTTTGGGCTTCAAAATGAATCCCGATGAGAACTATTATACACAACTATTATAAATGGTAAACATATTTATCATATATTTATTTCTCTAATAGAATCAATATGTTACAGACGAAAAAAAGGGCCACGATTTCTCGCAGCCCTGCCGCAACTACCAATTACAGCGAGTTAATTGTACATCAGAATGGCAGATCGTCCGGCATATCGTCAAAAGGTGTGGCGTATGGATTGGCTTTTGCAGCCACTACATTCCGCGTCTCGCTGACAGCACTCTCCTGCCTCTCCTTCCCACCCAAGAATTGCACCGTATCTGCCGCAATCTTTGTGCTGTACTTCGTGACTCCCGACTTGTCTTCGTATTTGTCAGTTTTCATCTTGCCTTGCACATAGACTTGTGAGCCTTTATCTAGGTACTGAGCGCAGATTTCTGCCAGCTTGCCAAAGGTAGATACGTTAACCCATTCTGTACCTTCCTTTGTCTTGGTTTTCCAGCCACAAGCTATAGAGAAGTTTGTAACTGCATCTCCATTGGGAGTTACACGAGTTTCCGGTGCTTTGCCAAGTCTACCTATAAAACTGCAAGAGTTTAAGTCGCTCATTTTGCTTCTCCTAATTTAATAATTGATTCTTGAACTTCGATTAAAAACCTTTTCACTTCCGCTTCCATCACTGAGATCAACTTCTCGTCCCGCTCCATCCTGACAACGAGTAACTGGAGACGTTCTGGAACTCGCGGGTCGTGACTTACAAAGTCGCACCACGCCCGACCAGTCACCCATAGCTGAGTTTGTATCTGATTGACATAAGCTGGGGGAACTTTCTGTTCGAGCAAATAGCC